AAATTTTGTCCATAAGATTTGGAAGAAATCCACGCTTGGTCGTGTCGTAAAATGCACCGTTGGCACACAAAGTTTGACCACACAAATCCATCAAGTCCAATTCTTTATTCAAGATTTTATCAACAGTCGCAGATGAATGTCTGTGGGAAAGAAGTGTTTCGGGCGAGATGTTGTATTGCATAATAAGATGGGGATACAAGCTATTAAGATCAAAACTGACCACCCAATCATACTTCCCAGGAATTGGTTCCTTAACATAAGCACCTGCATACTGAGCATCTTTTTTACCATCCACCTTTGGGGGAATGACAATATCTTGTTTTTTCAAATAGTTATAAATGATGCTATCCCACATTTTTACTTGAGAAAAAACATCGGTGTAATTAACCTTAGCATCATATGCCATGGTAATTGCCAATTCAATTAACTTCATCTTGTCTTCCAAACGGTCAACAAGTTCTACGTCAACGATGTTGTACTCTACAAATTTCTGCCAATCTTGAGTATAAAAATCTTTAAAAGTTTCAAACTCAGAGTGATCAAGTTTCTTTTGTCCCAGTTCAACAAAAGCAATATGATCCAATCGATAAGATTCTTGGTTTGAATAAGTAAACTTCTTATACAAATCCAAATAGTCTAATACCGTAATACCACCAATATCATAAACAATATTTGATCTCCCATTGAGAGTGACTTCACCTCTAGTTAAAAGTCTCCATGGAGAAATTCTTCTGGCATCACGTTCGCCAAGTATACGATCAATACGACCACACAAATATGGTATATCATAAAAAGAACAATTCCATCCAGTAATAACTTCTGGATAATTATTTTCCCAATAAAAAAGAAATTTATTCAGAAGATCTTGTTCACCATCGCAAGGAATATAAGTTACATTCTCTTGTTTATTAATAAAAGGTTTAACTCCCCAAGTAATAATTTTTTTCGATGCATAATCTTGCATTGAAATGGTCAACAATTCTTCAGCACAATCTCTTACATTTGGGAATCCATTCTCGGATGCAACCTCAATGTCAATCGTGCTAATTTTAATTTTAGTGATATCAAATTTAATTTCATCTTCAGGATACTTGTCAGAAATATACTGATAGATGAAACGATTGTTTCCATAGATGTCAAAATTTTCAACATCTTCATATTTTCTATAAAACTCTCGACATTCCTTTACATAGCCAGGCTGAATTGCCTCGACATATTTTCCATCAAGAGTTTTATATTTTGTTGGTTTTTGAGATAGAACAAAAAGAGTTGGGCAATATTTTTCTCTGATTTGAAAATGATCCCCGTTTTCATAACCACGAACAAGAAATTCGTTTCCGATCAATTGAACATTAGTATAAAATCTCATTCAGTAGTCATTCTCACATACTTATCTAGTATGTTATCAGAAGGATCGTAAATTGTCAAGAACTTATCAGAAGACATTAGAATATCTGATTGTTTGCAATGTTTTGGAAACTTTGACAAATACTCACCATCCAGTTGATATGGATTGGTTAGTCTGCAATTAGGCATACCATAATCTGCTGTAATCTCTTCAATTTCAGAGATTATGTAAGTTCCATTTTCAAACAAAATACATTTGATTACACGATCTTCAATTTGTTTTGGCTCTTCTTCCAATTGCTCATTCATGTCAATCATTTCATAATCATCCATAATGTTCTCCTATAGTGAAAGTTCTTTTACTTGCTTAGATGTTATATAGTCTGAAAATTTAGTTAGATATCCATTGTTTCTCAACTCTTTAAAAACTAAATTTTCAAGAGAAAATTCTCCACCTTTTCTGATTGCTGCCTGACGCATTTGTCTAAGTTTTTCTTTCAAACGTTTCATTTCAATAATATCATTAGATTTGCCAGAAATAAACAAATCAATTTTATCCATTATATCTTTAGTTTTTTTCTTCAAAAGTTTAGTATCGACTTCTGGGTTTTCATACTTTGGCTGTGCTAACCATTTGTTATATTTTACAGAATAAACTCCCTGATTTGATGGTCGTTCTATTCCTTCTTCTTCAGCATATAATTCTACATCATGCCCATAAATTTTAATGTTGTGTGTTAAAGCCCAAAGTTGTTTTTTATCTCTCAAATAATCATCAATAAGATCAGGACAATCTGGCAATTTATTTTTATCAACAACTAAATGTAAATCAATATCAGAATATTCTGTATAATTATAATTTGCATTACCACCAACGATAATAACGTCTTTAATTGAATTGGAAGGTATATTAGCAAAATCTGCCCATGCCTGTCCAATTCTAATTAACTTCATTTTAACTTCAGGCTTTAACTTATCACCAGCCCATATCTTTTGATTCAGTTGATTATGATATTTAAAAGTTATTTTTTGTTCTAGAAATAATTCTAAATTCATTCCCCTCCATCCCCGCCAGCACTAGATGATGATCTTTTAGCCATTGCTTTCCCAGCAGGTATTTGTTTACCTTTTACATGATGTGGTTTTGCCATTTTATATGAAATTATTTTTTCAATATTACCAACTGCAGATTCAATAAAATACTGGAAGGTTTTCATTTTTATTTTTATTTATAGATAGTCTTTACGTTGATGATGCTCTGGAACTATCTTTCCAAGTATAACTCTGAGTAACCCATCTTCAAACGTGACTTCGCGGACTTCTGTGTCGTCGGATAAAGTCCACGCTCGTTTAAAACTTCTGCTAGCCACTCCCTTGTGGATAAACGTCCTATCCGATTCGGCATCTGATTTTTGTCCTTCGACAAAAAGTTTTCCATACTCTGTGTATACATGAACCTCCTCCTTCTTAAATCCAGCAAGTGCAAGCTCTAAATGAGATTCGACATTATTTATTTGAATCAAATTATATGGTGGATAATTTGCCGTTGTTTCGTGTAGATTAAACATACGATCAAAATATTCATCCATTCCAATGCTATTGCGAGTGATTCTTTCCATCAAAGCAGGAAGATCCGCAGCAGTATACCTTGTGAGGTTAGTCATTATGGTAGCTCCTTTAAAAGCGAGTTTGTATTTTGTGAACCCTTACGGCGTTCATTAATATTTATAGTATAAAAATAAAAAAGAGGTGCGGTGTAAACCGTACCTCTTTTAGGGTGTTCCGACTTTCGTAGAGACCGCACGAAAGGTCTCAAATATATTTATTCTTCTACCTTTCTTTTCTTACCAATATTGTATTTGGTTTCTAAAGTCCACTCATCTTTCTCTTTATAAGAAAGAACTTTGATTTGATTGAGCGGAGCAATATCAGTAATTTTATCAACATTTACAATCGTAATTAATCCCCAATCAGCAAGCAATTGAACAATACGATTGCGACGTTGAACATCATTCACAGTCAGGTTTGCATGTTTGCCATCAAGTGCAAACAGTTCCTTAAAGTGAACAATATAATACTTTCCTTGTTTATGAAGAATGTGGCACGACTGATATAAGGTTTTTTCTTTTCGACTAGCTACACCAATACGTGTAAGTGTCTCACGAACCTTAAGAAAATCATCAGGTTCATTAAGAATAACCTCAACCATTTGGTCGGGAGTCCACTTTACTTCAGGTTCAGTTACAACACTCATTTTGATCCTCCAACATCAAGTTTCTTTTTAATATAATCGAGCTGTTCCGTTGTAAGAAGTCTCAAAGCTTGTTGAGCTTTTTCATTACTATAACCATAGTAAGATTTGACTGCATCAAGGTCTTTGATTTTATCTTTACGAAGCCAGGGGGAAAATCTTTTTCTTTTCCTCACAATATTTATATAAAAGTCATATTGCAACTTTTTATCTAAACCAGGGTACATATTCATTTCATTTGCAAACATAATGCAATCAATATGCCCAGACATACATTTATTAATAATATATGGAGGATATTCTTTTTTTAGAGTTGGATCACTATCAATTAAATTATCTTTTGTTTGATTAATAGAATTTAACCAATCCTTTAATTCTGTTTTCATTTAAAGTTACATTCAACCATCAATTCAGTTAATGCCGCTATGAGATTAATTTCTTGATCAGCCACGAACGCAATTTGATATTGGTACTTAGCAATAATAAGAACGGCAGCAGGGATAGACTGGGGTTGAAGACAACTATAACAGGCGTCATAAATCCCACGCAGTAAACTAGAAGGATCGTTGTCCAGGTTTCCGACCACCCACTTTCGGACTTCAGTAAAGTTTTTATCTTTGAGATAATTGATAAGATCATCTGTTTTTACTTCAGTAAATGATGCTAATATTCCACTATCAATTTCACCACCAACAGAATAACGTTGACATTCATTCAGTACTCTTCGCCAGTCTGGGAAGTGTTTGTGGATAAGCTCTGCAAGTACTTTTTGATCGAATTTGATACCTTCTTCATCCAAGATGTTTTGTAAACGCTTGAAGAAGGATCCTGCCAATGTGGCTTTTTCTTTTCCTTTAATTGAAAAATCAACAACGGCGCATCGAGAGTGTAGTGGTTCGATGATTTTGTTTTTGTAATTGCAGGTAAAGATGAATCTACAATTGTTAGCAAATTCCTCAATAGACGCCCGTAAGAGGAGTTGAACATCTGAGGTTGTATTGTCTGCCTCATCAATGATGATGACTTTGTGTTTAGCAGTTGACGAAAGCGATAAGGTCGAAGCGAAGTTCTTCGCATTGTTTCTGACAGTATCGAGGAATCTACCTTCGTCGGATCCATTGATGACATAAAAATCTACTCCCAGTTCATTGCATAATGCTTTTGCAACTGTGGTTTTGCCAACACCAGCAGAACCAGCAAGAAGCAAATTTGGAATTTCACCTTTATTTAGAAAATCTTTAAAAGTTTTCTTAATATTTTCTGGGAGAATACAATCTTCAATTGTTTTGGGACGATACTTTTCGACCCAAAGAAAATCATTACGACTCATAAATTTTATACCCAATTAGGTTTTCGTTCTGGCATACGAAGATAATTAGATGCAACCCAAGGTTTGGATGCGATATACATCTTGTAAGCAGTAAAAGTGTCAATGCTTGTGTCAAGTTTATACTCATCTGGCATTGCTCTAGCAAATGGTGTTACTTCAGTAATCTTGCCCTTTGGAAACAGATAGTATGCTTGCAGTAGAGTATTATAGCACGAATGTGTTTTACCGTAACGCAGAGCGTATTCATCTGCAAGGTTCATTCCCCATTTGATTAACCAATAGGCATTGTGGATACTATCCATTGCCCATTTGGTACAGGGATGATTACGAAACGCACCCTTTTCAGTTCTGTAGGGAGTACCATCAGTCTTAGGGAGAGTGCCGTAGTTATGACCCCATTTTTCAGATGCCACAATGGAAAGCATTTGACAGCATTCCAGCGGCATTTTGACAATATGTTTATCGGGGAGACAGACAGCACTTTCTGCGGGCCAGGGAGAAGTCACAAAGATGTTCATAATAAAAAATTAATGTTTGGTCATTCCTGAAACAACATAATCCATATCTTTCCAAGTAAAAATTCCAGTGGTAGAAAAGTCAGTATCCTTGAACTTTTTATCATTTTCTAATAGATTCATGAAAATGTCAAGGTCTCCAGATGGTGTTGTTTCCAAAAATTCATTAGATTTTTTTATTATATTTTGCCAATATAAAGTTTTGTAAGAAGAGCCAAATCTATAATGCCAAGCAATAGTTTGCTGATATGTATAAATTTCATACAGATAATTTGAATTTATTTTTGTAAAAGCTCTGCCATCATTTTTATTGTCAAGATATGCACAAATTAAATCTGCAAATTTATAAGTATAATATAATGAAAGTGCTTGAAGAGGTTCAAAGAAAAATAATCTATTTCCATTAAACGCAAGCAATTCATTTTGAATTAATGACTTACAATATCTTGGAGTCCATTCATAACAGTTTTCTATAGTTTTATCTTTTAATTTTTCTTTTACTTCATTTACTGAAATAAGATTTCTATCGTAAAGATATCCACATCTTGTTA